CCTGGTTTAATAGGATAGTCAAATATCTTTTTGTAATCACCCACAAGTAAAATATCAATATCTATTACACAGATTGGTTCATCAATATCCAGCTGCATACCCCACATCTTATTCCATTGAAGGGTAACTTCTGGATGATACGGCTCATGAACCCATATAAAATTGTACTCAGGAAGTTTCTCTTCTAGGTAAACCTCATATTCTGGACCATATTTATCACCAATACGAATTGCTATGATATCCATCTTCTATCCCACTGTTTGGTTGGTTGAGTTCCTTGAAACCAACAAATATTTGCCGAGTTAATTAAAACTTGATGTAGTTTATTATATGAGTTTACCAACTCTTCCAGAGTATAGTATGCATGTGACATATGATAACTAAATATATTACTTGTGTCAAAGAAAACATTTTTTCCCTTGACTTTTTCAGAAAGTTTGTTATAGTCTGGTGTTATAATATTCATTAACCAATACTCTATATCTTGTTCATTTAGCATTTTCTCTTGAAGTTTTCTAAGATTTTCATGACTTCCCATAGAGCTTATTCTTTCAATCACGGCCGCATTTTTAGAATTATCAACTATATCTATTTTTTTCTTTCGTTGTATTTCTGTATATGCATAAAGTTCGTCTAAAGACATATTCATTTCAACAATAGTTTTTTTCGTATCAATATTTTTCTGAGTGTAGTCATAGAAAATTACTTCGCCATTAAAGTTCAACTTTTCAACAAGTAATTCAGTATTATAACCAGCAGTTGGTGAGAATATAATATCAAAATTTTCTGTCGGAATTTTATGAAAAGATTCTGTGTTGAAAAGATAGAAAACTGAATGAATACGAGTCATGAAACGACTAAAATAAAAATCTTTATGATCTACATTATCTAGGTCTTTCCATTCTTCATTATACCTAGTTTTATAATATGAAAATGATTTTCGAGTTCTCTCACTATGGTTAAAATTAATAATCAGCGGCCGACCTTTTGGTTTAATCCACTGAGGTGTATAATCATCATGATAGTTTTCTATACTACGTTCATAATCATCCCATTTTTCATTTAGTCGTGGACAACCAATAGATTTCCACATATTTATATTTAAATTTATATGTTGGTGATGTAGATAAGCTGGTTTATTAGGATGAGCCATAATATGACCCTTGCAGTATTCTTCTGATTCAACAAAATCAAAAAAATCTGTGATAGTAGTTACTTGATTTGGTATTACTTTTTTTCCTGATTCAGAAAAATTTTTTCTCCACTTTTTATCAGTTGATATAGATGATATTATCATATCAAAAACCATACCAACAGATACAATCATTGCATGTGTATGAGTGCAGTTTTTCAATAAATCATTAACTTCGCTTCTATAACAGAACTGAACATCATGTCCTGATCCCGATCCAGTTAAACCACCAGATACCATGAGAGTTGTTGTTTGTGTTTGTTTCTCTATACCAAAATCCCATTCAAGTTTATCAGGATACACTACCAAAAATAAAAAATCAGGTTTCTTAATCTTTATATTTTTAGTTTTTAATTTCCAAAGACTTTTGAAATCTTCAAAGCTTTTCATTAATCCAATTCCCTTAATACGTCCTTACCAAACTGTTTGACCATAGACCGTTTCATTAATTCAATTCTTTCTTTGTTTGAACCACCATGAACAATAAAATGAAAACGATTTTCAGATGAACTATTTAGTGCTTCATGAGTGACTCCATTATCAAACCAAAATCCAGTGCAGTTATCAAAGGGCAATTCTTCCTTTGTATCTACTCTTCTCAGATAACAATTTTCTGGTTGATAGATTGATAAATTAATAGCAGCAGATATATTTCTTTGTCTACCTTCATTTATTCTCGCATCTGTAGCATCATGATGAGCATTAATACTTCCACCGGGCTTTATTAACATGAACCGACAACGCCTGTAATGTTTATGTGGAAAGTATTCCAACCACCTCTTCATCTCTGGCGCAACTTCAGCAACTTCAGTCCATCCCCACTTCACTGTATCTTCGGTATAATCATGACCAGTTGGATTCATAGTATTGCGCCAACCCAAAGACGTATCAATTTCATTCTCATGAACAAATCCATGTATTGAAGAAGAAAACCATTCACCACCATCTTGTAGTCTATGCTCTACAAAAAATCCTTCATCATATACTGTTTGGGCTTCTTTAATGATTACCTCTGGTATTTCTAAATCTATTTTTAGATACCAAATATCATTTTTCCTACACCATTCTATTGGATTCATCTTCCAATAACCATGTATCTTGTCATACCATTAGATAATTGTTTTTCGCCGCTATACATTACATCAACCATATTGGCTTGATCAGTTAATTCATCAACACTATCCACACAATTAATATGATCATCATATTGTCTGTCATTGGATGATTGTAATATATATAGAGGATTTTTTAAAATCGATTCATTTATTTTTCTAAATTTCCACATTGGATACATATGCTCACATGAACAATTGATTATCGTATCTTCACCGTATTGTATTTTATGTATTTTATCAAACATAACATTTCTAATTCGTATTTTATATTTTTCTTCTTCTTTATATCTTTTATTAAATTTATAACTTAGTTGTTTAACATTCTGATCAATTTCAAAGTTTTCTACCCACTCTACAGATTCAAAATTATCATACAAAAGAGGAACGATATATTGTGCAAACCACCCAGCAAGTATTGCAACTCTTTTTGGTTTAATTTCTAACTTAATTAATTCTTGGATTATCCACAACTTACTTTCTAATTGAGATTGATTCATAGAATCCATTGCTCGTTTGAACAAATATGATTCTGAATTTGATAATGCGTTTTTCCAATCGTTAGCTAACTCAGGTGTATATTTTAAATATTCCATAAAGATTTTAACTCTTCAACATCATTAGTTTCTCCACTATTATTAAACAGACAAACTTTGCATTCTTTACGTAATTTTTTAGATTCAATATCGTCAGGAAATACGTTTCCTTTATACCAAGAATAAATATCTCCAATAGGAAAAACATTAAAGAAAGATTTATCTCCATACATATCATAGAAGAAATGGTTTAGATAATTATCTATAGTTGGATATGTGAAAAATATAGTGTCTATATTTTTTTCAATATGATTATATACTTCTATTAATTGATTACTATTCCACCGAATGATGGATGAGTTTATTGGTGTAGATTTAAACCTTGCGAAGTTTTTTTTACATACTTCAATATCATTCCACCACCCATGAACAATCCAAGGATTATCCATAGGTAATTCAAAGAAATATTTTAAGTCTTGGTGAATAATTACATCAAGGTCAAGGTATAAAAAGTTTTTACCTGTGATGCCGAGTTGGCTTTCATTAAACATATAAAATTTTCTATATGCCCAAAACTTTCCATTTTCATAGGAGTCCCAAGTTGTGGGAAGTTGCCGGTCATAATCTTCTGTCGGTTTATCTGTTAAACAATAAAAATTAAAAGGAACTGAACAGTTCTCTTCGCATTGTTGTTTCAGTTTCTCAACGTATTCTTTACCATACTTATCGCCCCAATTAACACATAATATATTCATAATATAAATCCTCTTTTAGAAAAATGATGCGTATGCTTTAATAGCCTCCAGTGGAGTTTCTGCTTTACGAATATCAGTTTTTGATGTTCTTTTTTTGCTTTTCTTCACAACTTCTTGTTCAAACATTTTTAATTTTAATTTAAAAAGAGTATCTTTATGATCATTATTTTCTGAATTAAATTCAAAAATAATATTCAAACTATCATTTTGATTTACGCCATGATCAGATTCAATATTATTTCTTTGAGCATAATCATTAAAAGCTTCCCTAAATTCCTCACGAAACTCTTCATGACGAACCTGAGTACGTTTATCTATATCCTCATAAGAAACTTCTTTTGCAAAATCTCTCCACTGCTCATCTGCTTCATCTACCAAAATGTAATGTTCTCTAACAAGACCATCATCTGGGTTCGTCCACAAAACTGCAACAGTATCCAGTTCTGGATTGCTGTAATAATAATCTGTAATTTTATCTGACCATGAATATGACATTAATATCTCCCACTCTCTATATACATATTAACCACCTTTAGCAATTCTAAGATTATAGGTTGTTATTGTTGCTGCTGAACCATCTGGAAATTCCTGTGAACGATAATCATCACCAACTTGTCTCCTTGTATAATTACCATTACCATTAAGACGAGTATCAACTATAGCAGTTCCTCTTGTGGCACCACCAGACGTTGCCATTGTGTATACAATTTTTTGGCCACTAGTATTAGCAGTATCAAAACGTATCCAATTTCCTATGAGACTTTTCATAGTGGCAGTGGCACCTTCTATCAGGTTGGCGTCACCATCGATAAGTAAAAGGTTTCTTGATGGAGTGCTATCTGCACCATCCCTTCTGTGAAGAAAGTAATTCGTTATTGTTGTTGGTTGATCAAGTGTCTCTGGAATACCAGCAGAACTATACGCACCCACGTCTGCGCGTGTATCAGTGAATATTGCGGTAGTAGATACATTAGTATATCCTGATGCTGCTGATGAAGATGTAGTAACAGTATAAGTTCCACCCGTATTGTTTGATTCTGAGCTTGCTATCATTAGATCAATCGCAGGTTCAACAAAAGTATCTTTAAAATCTGCAAGATTCATTGCAACAATCGACCCACTACCATCATAATAAACTGGCATAGTTATTCCATTATCAGCAGTTTGGCCAACCCCACTTGTAGTATACGTATTATCAACCCTGTCATATGAAACTGTTACTGTTCCCGGTTCAGCAGTAGAACTTTCAGCAACATAAGCATCATTGGCTTGTGATGTGGCACCAGCTTTCTTTCTCGTATCAGACATAGCAGCAAGATCACCCGCCTCACTACTACTAACTGTAAGTACAGCAGTTGGTCCACTGGCGTAAACAAAAATTGCTGCAGCTTGCCATTCAACAATTTCACCAGCAGTCATCTCTTGAAGATTTCCACTATTAAACCATAGAGGTGATCTAGCAGTCATTGTATTTATTTACCATGGAACCGCAGCGCTTGTAGGTGATACGGGAGGTGTGATCATAGAATTAATTTGTCCTTCCACACATGATTGTGCACTAGTTATTCCGTTTGTACCGAGTTCAACATTAACCCATCCTAAAACAGCAGATTGTGTTAAACTAGCGTAAGCTACAAAAGTAGCGCTACTTACTTCGGTAAATTTAACAAATCCATCTATCTCAGCAGTGCGGGTGCCGTCGGTGCCGCTGCACAACCAATGTGCGCTTACAACAAAGTTTTCGGATGGTGACTGTAAAACGGACATGTCTTTAACAGTCCAAGTGTATGTAATTGCCATGAGTGTCTATCCTTCTAAGATTATAATTCTTGCAGTTAATGCTTCAATTAAAATGTTTTGTTCTTGTATTGCTTTCACTAGCATTGGCACTAATGCCCCCGGTGCTACCTGTTGAGTTCCATCGGGGTCTTCGTGCCAGACATTGTGACCATTAACAACATCTGAATGAGAGTCAATAACTGTTTTAACTTCTTGGGCTATAAATCCATGATGAGTATTACCCTCTCCATATATAGGTTCTGAAGAATCCGCATCATATTGAGGCAGGTTGCTTTCAACAGCATTTTTAAGTTGCCATTTAAATGTAACAGGGCGTAAATCTTTAATAAACTCTAAACCTGCTGTAGATGTTGCAACATCTTTTTTAAGTCTTGCATCAGAATCAGCAGACCATGAGGAATCAGAGCCATCAAGTCCCAGAGTGGCATGCCCGCCAGCTGTTCCAATTCTTATTGTGTTTGTACCGCCTCCTATGGTGCTTGACCCTATTACTATTTCAGAGTCCACGCCAACAGCACTAGGTGCTAGGTTATAACCCAAGGCGGTGTTGAGGTCGCCAGTGGTTAAGTTGTCATGACATATAGTACCAATTAGAGTGTTTTCATGACCAGTGGTGACGGCAGTTCCAGCGCCTTTACCCACAGCTGTGTTGTTGGGAGCGTCAGTGTTGTTGTCTAGTGCCAAACTTCCAACAGCGGTGTTGTTAATGCCAGTAGTGTTGACACCCAGTGTATTAAATCCAATGGCGGTGTTGTTGTCAGCGTCAGTGTTAGCGTCTAGTGCCTTACTTCCAACAGCGGTGTTGCTATGACCTTCAGTGTTGGCAGTCATTGAGTTATATCCAACAGCAGTGTTGTCGTTAGACTCAACGTTAGCATCTAATGCCCGACTTCCAACAGCGGTGTTGTTAGCACCAGTAGTGTTGGCAAGCAGTGCAACATATCCAACAGCGGTGTTGCCGGTAGCGGTGATGTTAGCACCTAAAGCATCTTTACCAACGGCAACGTTCTGGGTACCAGTAGTGTTAGCGTCTAGGGCCAAAGCCCCAACAGCGGTATTGTCGTCAGCGGTGGTGTTAGCACCTAAAGCACTTATGCCAACAGCTGTGTTGCTATCACCTGCGGTGTTAAGAAGCAAAGCATTTGTACCCAAAGCAGCGTTGCTATGCCCGTCGATGTTGGATCCCATCGCACTAGAGCCAATAGCTGTGTTGCTGGCACCTGTGGTATTAACATCTAGAGCCGACGCTCCAACAGCAGTGTTGCTGTCAGCGGTGGTGTTGGCGCTTAAAGTAGATTTACCAACGGCAACGTTCTGGGTACCAGTAGTGTTAGCGTCTAGGGCCAAAGCCCCAACAGCGGTATTGTCGTCAGCGGTGGTGTTGGCACCTAAAGCACTTATGCCAATGGCAACGTTGCTATCACCTGTAGTGTTAAGAGACAAAGCATTTGTACCCAAAGCAGCGTTGCTATGTCCTGTGATGTTGGATCCCATCGCACTAGCGCCAACAGCTGTGTTGCTGGCACCTGTGGTATTAACGTCTAGGGCCAAAGCCCCAACAGCAGTGTTGCTGTTAGCAGTGGTGTTAGCACCTAAAGCACTTATGCCAACAGCTGTGTTGCTATCACCTGTGGTGTTAAGAAGCAAAGCATTTGTACCCAAAGCAGAGTTGCTATGCCCGTCGATGTTGGATCCCATAGCACTAGCGCCAATAGCTGTGTTGCTGGCACCTGTGGTATTAACATCTAGTGCCTGACTTCCAACAGCAGTGTTGTTGCTAGCGGTGGTGTTGACACCCAGTGCATTAAATCCAATGGCAACATTGTCGTCTCCGGTAGTAATCGATGAACCTGCTTCATCTCCAACCAAAACATTACGAAGTGATCCGCTTTGTAATGATAAACCTGCATTGCTACCTGATGTGAAGTTTGAAGTTCCACCTGTGGTACCTCCTACATCTGAACGCAAAGTGTTAAATTCTTGTCTAAATCTTTCTAAACTATCTGATGCACCAACTGCAGCTGCTGTTATTGTAACCATTTTATTTGTTTACCAATTGTTGTAAGAGAATTTTTATTTCTCTCATCTCATCTTGGAGATTATTAATTTCTTTTGTTGCATTTTTTAATTCATCTCTTTGCACTTTTGCTGCTCTTGAACGAATAATTGCTTTTTCATAAGCAGATTTGTTCGTATTCACAATACCACCAGAATAAACATCTCTTGAAAGATCTTTATTTTCTTCTACTTTTATAAATTCTTTATTTTGCATATTATGTTGCCAGTGCTATTGCCCTAAAATTTTTGATTCTAGGAGGTGATGCTGAATTAGTTGTTTGCATAACAATTTTAATTGAGAATGCAATAAACGGATCCAACTCTTGACCAAGACCATCATCAGTAACACCAGCAGTATATAGATGTTCACGAAAATCATTTATGCTTCTTGATGCACCTACAGCTAAATCAGGACTGCCATCAGTGTTAAAATATCTCCAACCCAATTCTTTAAAATTAGAATCATCATCTTCTCTCAATATTTTGTAAAGAAGTTTAATTTCTCCATTTGAATCTTTATTTCCATCAAAAAATACTTTCAGTGCAGTTGCTCTTTGTGCAAGATTAACTTGTTTTATTATATATACTGCTTCGTTATTATCACCAAAAGATTCTGTAGAATCATTATATTCGCTTGTTGGATATACATCAGATGATGAATCAATGTTATTAACTCTGTTTCCAACAGCAATCATTGACATTCTTTCACTATCAATGAAAGGAGATATATTTGATGATTGTGATGTTAATGTTAAATCTAATGCTAAAGATTTTTCAGAAGACATTTCATTATCTTGGTTAATATCAGAAGCTACCAAATATGGAACATCATAATAAACATTTTCATTTAATGGTATATTGAGAGAATTTGAAACCGTAGTCTTTGTAAACGAAGTCTGTGCACCACTTGGACTTGTTGCTGTTGATGGTCTTTTCTTTGCAACAATAGTTGTGCCAGGAAGTTTAATTCCACCAATTTGAGATTTACTAACATCATATAAAATATTTTCTGTGGCAGTTACAGAATTTTCACCATTTTGTGCATGAGTAGTACCAGTGCTATCGATAACAGCACTACTTGTTACTGTGATAGTATAACTATCAATTCCAATATTGCCGATTGATGTATGAGTTGTATTAATTTCTGTAAATGGAATTTTGTGTAACATATACAATTCAACCGTAGCACCTGCGGCATGAGATACAGCAGTAGTTGAGTTTGTACCTCTAGTTGCACCACTAATAGTATTTGTACTAATTGAAGTATAGGTTATGATTTCATCATCAATTTTTATATAATATATGTTAGATGTATCTCTGGAGAATTTTCCTGAAGTATCATCAAAATTTGTACCAGAAGCCAAAACAATAGTAGTGTCATCCACATCTATTGCTGTCGATAATGTTGTGCTTGCACCAGACTTTACACCATCAATAGTTACATTATTAGTTGTAACATACATTTGATGGTCGCGATGTCGCACTTGAATCACAGCACTACCATCTAAGAAAATCAAAGGATGTTTTGACAAAGATTTAGTTGGGTTACTAGCATTCACCAAAGGAATTGTACCAGTCAATGGACTAAACTCTGCTCTATACAAATTGAATTTCAAATCTTCAGTTAATGAAGGTGCCCAAGTTCTATTGTTATGTCCTTTAAACAAAACACCCATCGCTGGTTGTTTTGAAACTGTTCTTTCTGAAAACAAAACATTTGTTGCAGATGTAGAAGTGCCACCAGTTTGTGCTTGTGCTAATGTAGATTGAATTTGTGTTTCTCCCAATCTTGCAATCCATACTTTGTATGTTGGAACATTAGCAATTACGACAATACAATATTCAAGGTTTGCTTGAAGATAAACTAGAGAATTAAATTTAAAATTTGTGGCTACTTGTGCAGTTACATCTATTGTAACATCAACAGGATCTTTAACCACTCTACTAAATGGCACAACTCGTGCTCCGGGAAATCCATTACTAACTTCTCTAATTTCTACAGTAACAGGAAGAGTGTCATCTTTTGATTCAAAGAAAAGATCGCAACTTGTTAAAAATATTCCCCCAACTTTATCAATTAAGAAAGTTTGTGCTAATGGATCGTCGCCGTCACCGCCGGGTGAGTCATCGAGGCCTTCACTGCTTAGAGAGCTGCTTTGTGAAACAGATGTTCTTCTTATTTCTGCGTTTCTAGTAGCAATAATAGTTTCTTGTTCAGTCCGAAGAACACCAACTGCTTGATAATTTGATTCTCCAGCAGTAATAGGATCAACAGAAGTTATATTTGTTGGGCTTGAAGTTAATCGAAAAGAAATTTCACCAGTTCTAAATTTAGGATTGCCTTTAATTTTAGGATCAGGTATACTAAAAACACCTTTGATTCTACCACTGGCACTAGTTACGAGAGCATCACCATTTATCAAACTTGCATCGTTTGCCGAAAATCCAGCTAAAGGTTTTGTATGTTCAGCAACCCCCGTTACATCAAAGAACGGATAAACTTGTGTGTTAGGAAGAAAATCAAATCCTTCAAAATTGATATTACTTGCTCTAACAAAAGGAATCATTGCTGTTGACAATACTTTTGTTCCTACAGATTCTGAATCAATTTTTTCAACGACACCTGTTATAACACCTGTTCTAGCTCGCAGTGCCATTTATATTCCCCTTTTATTAATTTTATACAAACTATTACTAACCACTGTTAGAAATCCCCGCCGCCGAACCCGGGGTCGTCGCTATCGCCGCCGGTCGCTTCACTTTCCGAGTTTGGTCCGCCGCCAAAGCTGCTGTTGTCAGAGAAAGTATTACCACCACCCATCGGACCACTACCTTCTTGTCCCATACCAGCATAAGAAATATCGGTAATTCCTTCGTCTGCGTCAGTGCCGCCACTCCATTGGTCTTCCCAAGAATTCCAAATCGTTCCTATAGAATTTCTAACGCCTGCGGCAACTGTATTATAATTACCTTCCACATTAATAATCAGAGCAGGAGCAATTTCAGTTTCAAACCAATCATCGCCAGAAGGTGTTAATTCAATTTGACCAGTCCAGTTTGAAAGCAAAACAGGCGTAACTCTTTCTGTTCTTGTAGCATATGGTTGTTGGTGTGATATAATTTCTGTATAAGGAAGTGTAAATACATCTCCTGTTTTTTGATAATTATTATTAGTTCTTGCAGAATCAGTTGCAGCAAATTCTTCTAACTTAACATTTTTAAGTGCTGTAGAAGGTCTAAGCTCATTATTTCTTTGGTCAATAGATATGCTATAATCACGATGAGTAACATCACCAAGACGGTGGCCTTGAAAAGCATCAACCACAAAACCAGATTTAAATCTGTTAAGACCGTTTGAATCTTGAATTTCAAAACTTTCTGCATCACTTTCTAAAAGAGAAAGGTGTGTATAGTATTCAAGATTACTAATACGATTTTTAAGTTTACCAATATCTTTCATAGTAAACCGCTGATTCTTTTCTCTGCGAATAGGCACACTGTTTGGAGTGTATGTAAAAGCAGGAATAACCAAACTACCGAGTTTCATTGAATTTGCGGGTTGTTCTGGAAATTCAGGGATTTCATCAGACTGTCCTTCAATAACTTCTATCACACCATCAGAACCCATTACAATGATTGCTTTTTTAGATAAATAATATTCTAAATCTGCTTGTGCTAAAGAATTCGGTTTAGGACAATGACTTGCAGATGAACCAGCTCCATCATATTGACGATGGAAAAAATCAAAAGAAGCGGCAGTGATTTCATCCACAGTTGTATGGTCTGTTCCTGCACCAGCAATGTTTTCTACTGTTGGTCTAAAATCAAATCCATTAGATAAAGGAATGCCTGTATATCTAGAAACATCCACATAATCCATTCTACCTGCAATACCGCTATACGAATCCACTGTGAATACATCACCAGCACCATGCTCAAGATAATCATAAATTACAAGTAATCTTTTTGTTGGAGCTGGAGCACCGCGTCTTCTTTCTATTCTAGCAATGTCATAAAAATTATCTCTTTGACCACTATCAAAAATAAAATTACCTGAAATTACTGGGTCACCAACAGTAACCGCACTTACTAATGCGGTCGCGCCAGATGATGCGCCTGTGATTGTATCAGAAGTTGTAAAATCTTTTGCTGTTGTTGTTGACACATAACTCATTGGTGTTGTAGTGTTAATAACTCTTCCAGTTGCACCACTAGAGCTGCCTGTGATTTTTTCACCTCTTGTAAACGAACCATTCGGAGTTGACAAAGAAAGTGTTGGGGCAACAGCATCAGTCGAAGCAGCTGTTGCTTCATAAACAGCAGATACAGCAAATACATCTGCACGACCCAATGATATTAATCTATCATCAGGTCTTGTTCCAAATGGATCTGTTGCACCAGTATCTACTTTGAGTTGTTTCATCAACTTTGTTGTTTTGGTTTTTGGAGTCACATCAGTTTTTAACAGAGTTGCCATAACCTTAAGCTTTACACTAGCGCCAAAACCAGTTAGGTTAGTAATTGTTACTGCGGCAGTTCCTCCACCAGAAAATCCAGTTGATGCACTAATAATATCACCCTGTTGAATTCCACTCAGAACAGAGATAGTGTAATCTGATTCGCTATGTGCCAAGAATGTTTCACCACCACCACTAGCACCTAATGTTAACGCACCGGCCGAGTTTGTTGTAACAACAAATTGTCTACGGAAAGTATATTGTGTATCAGATACACCATCATTTGATGCAGTCAATAAAGTTTTAACTGGAGTTTTTGGTAAAATATAAATGTTTGTATTTTTTTCTGGTTCTAAAAGTTTAGCAACACTTTTTATTGAACCAGTTCCAGCAGATGATCTGGGATGTAATAATAATCTTCCACCGTTTTCTAGCAGAACACTTTCATTTTCATTGCCGCCGCCAACTTGGACCAAAGAAGATGAAGAAGACGAAATTGAAACAAATTGAACATCAGCAGTAAAATCTTGTCCACTATCTGAACTAGTGTCTTCTTGATGTACCGACCGAGTATTTTCAAAATTAAATGGTGTAATCTCAACAGCTGTGATATCATCATTACCAGAAGTTTCAATCAAATTTCCAGTTTCAGTTGAATTTGACAATGCTAAAGTTTCACCAGACGAAAAAGTTCCTGTAACATTTGTAAGAAGCAAAGTAGTGCCAGATGTACCCGAACCAAACACAAAACCAGTTGCACCACTAGTACTACCCACTACTCGTTGACCGCCATTACTTGCAGCAGACAAAATAGTTGGACTGGGTGTACCACTTAATATAATTCGTGTAAACATACGAATATCAAAAAGATATAATCTATATGTTGCAACTTGTTCGCCAGCGATTCCCGAATCATATTGGTATGTTCTTACACGAGCAACACCCATATGCACTCCTACAGCTGTACCTCTTGTTGCTACATTTGTATCATACAAATCAAGTTGTTTATAAACAGTTGTTTCACCAGAAATACTTGAAACATCTGGTGTTCCATATAGATTAGTAACTTTGATATAGTTACCCAAATCAATTGCTGAAGCTGCAGCATTTAATGTTCTAAAATCTCTACTTTTGTTAACATCAATAATAGTTGGTGCAATTTTATCTATTTCATATCCTTTGACATATGCTTTGCCAGGAGATACTTGAAGAGCCAACAAATCAGCTGACGCTTTATTACCATCTCTTGTTGTGACACCAGAAGCATATACACCGTCAAAATTAGTTTCTCTTACACTAACATCAACAGATTCTTTCATTTCAAATGTAAAAGGTCTTACAGTATAACTGCCAGATTCATCAAATGTTCTGCGAGCAAGAGTTTGTTCAAGAATCGAATATTCAGTTTCACGGGCATACTTTTGAACAATACCATCTTCTACTTTAATTAGTTCAACGAAATCTTTATCATTTGTAGAATTTAATTCTTTAGATATCAAGGTAAGAGTTAATTGTAATCTATGTGCACCTTTGGCAGCAAAATTAGAAGTACCAGTTGCATTATCTAATAAACTTAAATCTGATTCTGGAGTAATAATAGTTTCATTAATCTGCAAACCTATTTTTGCATTTGCGTTATTATTATATTTTTCTACAACAATAGTTTGATCTGCAACTTCAACAAAATGTCCTCGAATAAAATAAATTCCGTTTGATATTTTTACTAAAACAGATTTACCAGTAACAGGTGTGTTTATTGAAGCATTTGCTGTGGTCGTTGTTCTTATAGTTTCTGTTGCCGCGGTTGTCAAAGAAGCAACATTTGCCGAATATGCTGTTGTGCCATGTTGCACTGAAATGTCTGCACTTAAATTTTCACCAATAACGAAACTATCAAAACCTGCCGCATCCAATTTACTACGAGAAATCGTGGTAACATCTTCTGTAAAAGTTCCTGCCTCAGTTCCAGAAAGATTGCTAGATGTGTATACACCAAAAAGTGTAGCAGGGTCATCTGCTGTTGCAGCGGCCGCTGCAATAACTCTAAATTTAACACCAGATGTAGCACCAGTCAATGTTACAGGAATATCCTCATTTAAATATTGAGAAACATCTACACTTTCACCACCAAAATTACTTTGAATTTTAATATATCTTGGTGCATCAACATTTCCCAAATAAGATACTTGGCCAGGAATAACTACAGTTCCATCTTTAAAGATGTGACTAAATCCTTGTTCAATTTGATTTTGAAGAGTAGATTGGAGTTGTGTTAATTCTCTTGCCTGAATAGCAAACCCAGGCCGAAATAATGTTTTAACATGATTTTCAGTCGAATCAAAATCATCATAATACGGTGCTACATTTAGGTTTGTAGATTCAGGCATTTAAAACTCCACTATAACTTTAATATCTTCAATCTGGTCATTAGATCGACTGATTGGTTTGCGATTTTCTAAGTAAATAAGATTACCACTATCAGCTGCCAATTCTGGATTTGCATACCCATCAGTGAAACTAATTGTGTTTCCACCAGCAAGAGTGACAAGACTGTCAGCACTTGAATCTGGTGTTCCTACTGCGCTGGATGTTGCGCCAGTAACAACATTTGCTCCACTAAAAGCAACATACGAACCTGTAGTACTATTCGTACCAAAATCACCAAATCGTTCTTGTGTATAATATAAAATTGAATTTGATGAATCCCATTCAACAACTTTACCAATTGCACCAGTTGTTGCTTGACTTATCTTTTCATCACCATCAAATGTTCCTGATTGTGTAGTTAGTTTAAGTGCATATGTCATTCTTGCAGTTGTGATTGAAGCCACTGAAGTTGTTCCAAAAGTATGTGGATCAACAACAATACCTATTTTTCTAAAATCATTTCCTGTAGTAATATCATCACCCTCTGCACCCGTCAGAATTGTTGACATCATTACAAAGTGTCCACCGAGTTCTTTTGGTGCATCAAATCCATGACCACCTTTGGGTCCAATCACAACTGTAATTGCACCACCAGAACCACCTATTCCAGAAGCACTGCTTAGAGCTGTGTCTGAAAATGTAAATCCACTTGCAAGATTTACTGTACCAAAAGTATAACCAGATCCTGCTGCATGAACTGTGGTATCTGTACCAGCAGTCAACCCAAAATCTTGAATTATATTTGATGATACAGTAATTCTTACAACTGCACCAGAAGAAGTGCCTTGACTTGCGCCATCACCATATACTGCGGCAAAGTAAGTTCCGTTTGAATATCCAGAACCAGCAGTAACAATCAAAGAATCAATTGCACCATCAGTAGCAGCAGTACTAATTGTAGAATCTGTGTTGACTGGTATAAAATCAGCAGTAAGAAAACTATTAATTTGACTACTTGTTAATGAATACATAAATTGTAACACATAACCACCAAGAGAAAATGGTGCCGAAGCAGTGCTCGTTGGTTCTGTACCACTATATGCTGTTCCTGCATTATTATCCAAAACTTTATAAACACGAAAATCAGAAGTTATAAAATAAAAAGTGGAATCATAAAGATTGGAAGCACCAGAAGTTGTGGTTACAGATGCACTATAATCTGGTCTGTATATATCGTATATGGTCCCGTTTACCCAATTTCTACGTGGAATAACTCGTTGAACATTTGATGTTGCAATCTTTTTGGCAGCAATCATATCGTCCCAAACAAAAAATTCTTCAGAAGGACCATCAACAGGAGTTGGCGGTGCTGAATCAGAACCACCACTTGTTCCAGAAGTGTATGGGGTATTCTTACCTATAAAAAGATAATATGTATTATTAGACGATTCAGTAAACGACTCTTCGAATTGGTCGGCATTATGAAGTCTAAATTTTTCTGTGATAATAGCTGCCATTTATACTTTCCTATTTTATATATTTATGTTGCGCTACCAGCGCCAATAACTGTTTTTAAAGTAGTACCACCAGAATTTTTGATAAGAAGAGTTGAATCATCTTTCAACATATTTCCTGTAACATTATTGGTAGAACCTGTAGTTACAAAAGTTCCAGTTTCATTTGGAATTGTAACTGTTTGGTCTGATGTTGGGTCTACCACAGTAATTGTTGTTTCATGCGCATCAGCAGATGACCCTTCAAGAACAATTGTTCCATTTGTACCAAGTACCAAAGAAGTAAAAGTACCAGCCGCGGCACTAGGACCACCAATTGTTGTTCCATCAATTGCACCAGCATTAATATCTACAGTTGCAAGCGTTGCAGTACCACTAACAGTAACGTTACCAGTAGTAGTAAGGTTTTCGTTGCCAAAACTAATCGCACCAGAACTATCTGTGAGAGAACCAGCAGCTACTGTCAATCCCCCAATAGAAAAAGAAGTTCCTACTATAGCTGTAAAAGTGCCAGCCGCTGCCGAGTTAGCACCAATTACTGTTCCATCAATAGCACCAGCATTAATATCTACAGTTGCAAGCGTTGCAGTACCAGTAGTGCTAATATTTTCATTACCAAAACTAATCGCACCAGAAGTATCTGTGATAGAACCAGCAGCTAATATAAGAGTTCCACCTTTAAGGGTAGTTCCATTAACTGTTGTGGTTGCAAGTGTAGTAATAGTAGCAGAAGTTTGTGTACCAGCAACAACACCACTAATATTAGGAGCAGACAATGATATAACAGTAGATGATGCACTAATACCACTACTTAGGCTAGTTGCCCCGCTTCCTCCAAGGACATCATACAATTCTACAAAATTAGCATTGAGCTTCGTTGCTCCTGCTCTTAATGTATCACCGCTACCATCGTTGGAGCCTGCACCTATTCCTATTGCTTGATATGCCATTTATTGATTCCTCATTCCTTATTATTTATAATGATTATACAGCATCAAAGGTTATAATTGTTGAATCATATGTTGCAAGATTAGAATCAAATGTAGTTGCTTGAGCAGCACCAACAAGTGAAATTTCACTTATAGGTAAAACAAGGCCACCATCTTCTGATGCGACACCAAGTGACACATTTAAAGTGTTTTGTTGTAAAAATTCAAGTGTTCCTAATTCTAATAATAATTCATCACCAGCATTTGTTGACGAACCATCTGTGCCATTTAATAAAACAAAACCGCCTTCGTTGCCAGGAATCAAATTATAAATTGTGTTTGAAAATTGAATACGATCACCATCATCACGGCCGCCCGTACTGTTAAGAATAATGTCATCCCCAACATCGATAACACCAGATTCAGTAATTAATGCCTCTCCAGCGTTAGTAGATGAACCATCTGTTCCGACTAGTGCTAACCTTCCTGTTCCTGTTTCAAGTCCAACTGCATCAACACTACCATTTATTAAAACTTTATCTCCATCATTAGACTTGCCGGGATCTGTACCATCTAAAAGAATATTTTCTCCAATATCCAAAACAGCAGATGTGCCATTAAAAATAATATTTCCTGTTCCTGTTCCAGATTCTTGCCCAATGAAAACATTAGTTTCACGATCATCTTGCAGTGATATTCTATTTACTGCTAATTCTGTGTGTATTCTAGCTTCTCTTGTGAATGGTACTATATTTCTATTGTTATAATTCTCTTCTGGAATTTCACCTTGATTAGTATCACCCTCAAATTCAATCAAACTTCCTTCTGTAATTATTTTATTATTTTCACGAAGACCACTTTCGATAACAATATTAACACTGTTATCTCCGACTCCAATATTTTCTCCTAACAAATATCCGTTTGAATCTGTTTCAGTTTCTAGTTTAATAATATTAACATCTGAACCAGTAGTAAATGCATTATTTTCTGAACCAGACTCAACTGTTATTCTACTAACTTCATTGTCTCTAAATCTACCTCTACCAGTATTTTCTAATAATATTTGATTACCGTTTTCTGATATTATTACTTCATTTCTAACTTCATCTGCACCCAAGTCGAATAAAATAAAATCTTCTAAAGTTAATTCATCAAAAGATGAACTTTCTTCAAATATTATACCACCATCATTAGTATTTAACGTTCCAGCTGGTTCAATAAATCCAACAGTGTTAAGTCCAACAAGATCAGATATAGATATTGTAGAAATTTCATTAATTTTTACACTAGAATCAGTAGAGTTATCCCAATAATCTTCATAAACTATTCTATCTCCTGCTCCATGAGACGCAATATTAATACCATCCATCACCAAATTGTCTTCTAGATTAATAATAGGTGCTTTGTCTCTATTACCAACTTCTAATTGAATTCCTGGCCTATCAAAGAAAATTGAACCGGGTAAAATATTAGATAGGAGCGGTGCGCCATAAGATCTTTTTGCAGAAACAAGTTGTGGTTTAACACTAAGTTTGGTTACTTTTGAAACTGTTCTATTATGAATACTATTTTCACCAAGTGCTGTTTCTACAAGTAATCGACCGCCGCCGGAACCTTCTTCTAGATTAACAGAACCATCACCAGCATTACCAGAGTTTTCTATTGAAATATCAAGACCGCTTTCAAATTGTAAATTATCACCATCTGTTTCTTCTAGAAGTTTATCACCAATTGCTACACCGTTTTCTATGAGCAACCCATCAAACAAACTACTTTCACCATCTGGAGAAAGTACGTCTTGACGCATTCCAAGATTATTTTGTACACTAAATACCAATCTAAACAGTGCAGCAACTCCATCGCCAATACCAACACCACTAATTCCAATTGCAGCTGAAATTTGTGTTGCAATTGCAATTTTACCAAATGGTGCAAATCCTGCTGGATGGATTGAAGATTTCAATTCATTCATGTATTCAGAAATAGCTGCGTCAACTTTTACTTCATAAGAAAATTGTTGATAGAAACGAGAATCTTGAATGCGAATAATATCTTCGCTAAGAGTACTATCAATATTGAGATATTTACCTACTCTGGTTGCAGTAGTTCCAAAAGTTACATTTGTAGTTCCTGTTCCTTGTGTAAGAACTGTTGCTGTTGCACCACCGGAATCTGTTATTGTGTCCCCAACAATATTAAAAACATTTGCACCAGGCTCTAGAATAACTTCATCGCCAGCATCTGCTCCAGTGCTATCTGTTCCATCTAAAGCAAGTTCATCGCCAAGAATCTCATTTTCCATTATCAGTTGAGAATTAATATTAGCAGATAAAAAATCTGTACCGTCTAAAAGAATATTGTTGCCTATTTCATTCAGTATTTTATTATCATCTTCTTGAACAATAAAACCGAAACCATCTGATTGGTCACCATCAAAAATAACTTGGTCATAAAGAATTTTACCAGTTGAAACAGTTGTTACATCAGGAGAATCTTCTGTAATAATTGTTTCTAATGATTCACCAACAAGTCTAGGGTTTGGTGTATTAACATGTTTTATTGATTGTCCATAATCAGGAAATATAAATTTATTCCCAGGTTCAATTTCTAATAATAGTTCACCACCAGCATGTGTAATGAATTTTTGTGACTCTTCTTCACTAATAATATTATCTTTTTCAACATCTAGATTGAATGTACGAATTATAAAACTATCACCAGCATTTGTTGACGAATCATCTGTGCCATTTAATATTATTTCATTACCTGTATCTACTTTGATTAGGTAATTAAATAACCCACTATTTGGAGAATTTTCTAAAATAACTGCATCTGAATTATTAATTATTACTTTATCAGTAACAAAAGTATCATTAGATTGACTTATTAAAGAACCAGAATTTTGTTCGCCGAATACATTCAATCCTACAGTAGCATCTTCTAAAGATAAATCAGCTTCGTTTATTTTTCCATCTAATAAAAATCTACCGGCAACATCATTCCTTACAACTAAACTATCTTCTAATCCAATACCTACTTCAATCCTACCACCATCATCGTCTTCTAAACTAATCTGAAAAACATTTGCATCAATAGCATCAGAAATGATTTGACCAACTTCATTTTCTAAATCAATACCTGTTTCTATTTGAGCAGAATTATTAATATTAAAACCAGAACCCGCTTCATCAACACCTTCTAACTGAACACCATCATTATATGTGTCGGATTGTTCTAATTTTACTCTTTCTATTGGTGGAGAATCTATTACAAGTTCTTGTGTAGCAGGATTGTACGAAACAACTGAACCATTATCATTAGTAAAAGTATTTCCTATTCCAAATACACCACTAACATCTTTAAGAATAAGGTGCGTATTAATAGTTGTATCTGGAGCAGTAGAATATTTAAATCCATTATCAATAACTTTGATTTCAATTATTTTACCAATATCAGTTGTATTTGAGATGAGGTTTGCACTTAAACCGTTTTCTGTAGTAATTCTTGTTGTGGGCAATGAAGTATAACCACCACCAACATCACCAAGATGAACTTTAATAAGCTCACCTTGCTCAGAAGTTGTTAAAGTTTCTGTTTCTAAAACTATACCATCTGATAAATTACCATAACTATCTGTAATTAAATCTAAATCTTCTGATATAACCCTATCGCCTAAACCATCACCAGTTGTTCCATCTTCTTGTCGTAATTGAAAACCATCATCAATAGTATCCCTTAGTGTTTGAAATAAATCATAATCATTACTGTCATAAGTTGACTTGGCATTATTTTGGTTATCACTTGGCATCCAAAAAATTATGTTTGGATATTCATCAAAAATATATGGATTGGATTTTACAATTGTTGTATTGGATTTTACAAATATTGTACCATCAGTTCCACCCATATCAGATGTCGTGGTTAATTCTGCATCAGAAAAAGTAAATCCACTTGTAAGTTTTACATTTCCGAAAGTATAACCAGTTCCAGAACTATGTATTGTAGTTTCAGTTGCAATGGTATTACCAAATGCAACAATTTTATTTTCTTTAACAACAATTCTTATAATTGCACCAGAAGATGTGCCTTGATTGTTACCATCACCAAAAATCGCTGCATAGTAAGTTCCATTTGTGTAATCAGAACCAGAATTTGTAACAAGAACAGAAGCAATAGCACCACCAGTACTAACTGAACTAATTTGTGATTTTAATTTGTCTGTAAATAATGGATAATAATATGATTTGCTATCACTAAATCTTCTGTCAATACCAAATACAGCATATGGTGCATATGCAGGCGTTGCTAGGCTAGTTCCATCCAACAAAACAGAAGGTGAAACAAGTTGTTGTTTTGTTCCATCTTCTAAAAGAAAATTTTCTGATGTAGTTGTTTCTTCGCTAGACAATCTACCACCAACAACAGATACAAATGCACGAGCAGAAGAAGTATTAGTATCAACAGATGCATTGGTAAATTTAATAGCATCACCAACTTTATATCCAGTACCACCACTTTCAACAAGAACTTCACTAATACTACCCGAAGATATTTCAGAAATTTCAGCACTAGCATTACCATTGCCAGCTCTTGAATCTAAAGTTATAATTTCGCCTTTATCATAAAGCAAACCACCATCAACAACATCAATTTTTGTTACTATTCCTTGAATAGTAAATTGCATAGCTATGTCGGATGTTTCAGATATTCCAGTAAATAGTTCCGATATTGTAAATCCAGTACCCTTTATAGTATCTTCTCTAAGAGTAAATTCAACTATATTTTCAGTACCTTGTTGAAAACTATATTCAGAAATAATTTGAGCTGTTGTTCCAGAAGATGCTCCGATAATATTTTTACCAACCATATCAGCAGGAACAGCACCGGGCTTGTCAGAAGTACAACGAATAATAATTGGCACTGCCCAATTACCATCGCTTGATCTTATCATATATTTTTCAGGATAATCGATTGTCGCTTCTTGACCTAATAATATTCTGAAGAAAAGTTTGTGTCCTTCAGATGTTCCTTTGGCTGCATACAAATCTCTAATTTGTTTAATAAGATTTCTTTTTGAAACACCACTGGTAAGAGAAAACGGTATAGATTCCATAAAAGAATCTTTGAATGCAGAGAGAAAATGATCTACAGTATTATCAGGATTTGCATATTCAAAAAGTTGTTGTATATTTTGAACAGGGTTAGCACGATACTTAACTAGGGTACTAATTGCACCACTAGTTCCACCAGTAATTGTTTCGCCTTCTTTAAATCTTTGGTTTGCAGAAGTATAAAGAGTTTCATCATCATCTACTAATATTGTAGCAGTTGCTTTACTGATTCCACCAGTAATTGTTTCGCCTACTTGAAATTTGCCAGTGCTATCCTCAAAAACAATTTTATTTGATTCATTAGAATTGAATCTATCAGTACCATCTAATGTAATATAACTAGTTGATACTGTTTCAAGTAAAACTTGATCTACAGTACCAGTTATAGTCATTTGGGCAGATTCAAGAAATTTATAATATTGTCTTAAAAATTGAACAAAGATTGGATGGTCTGCCTGAATATAATCAGGTACTTGACCATCAATTAATGGCGATATTTTAGTTATTAATGATGATTCTTGTCCCATCTTTTAGTAACCCGACCCTGATGAACTTACAGAAGCAGATGGCGCACTATAAGTCGCTCCACCACTTTCACTACCCACAGCAATACTATCAATCTCGCCAGTTACGGTAGTGTTAATTAAATCAAGTTCTAAAATTTGATTTCTTAATGCTACAATATCTCTAGAATTAGGAACAACAATTACTCTTACAAGAGTAGAAGATTCACCATCAAAATTCGATATAGCTGTTACATTAATTTGGTCAATTTTTATTTGACCAGTGGCATAATTTATCGTGCCTATAATTGGGTTTGTATAAACTCTGTCTCCACCAGTAGAAATATAATATAATCTTATGTTTCCATTACCGTCATCGTCAAGGAAATATTCCTCGGTTGCTCCACTAATATTAAAACCAGAAGATGACAAAACACCACCGAGTGCTTCATTATGACCACTATGAGGATTAAACAAAGCATTATTAAAAAATAGATTATAACTTGTAAGTGAATTCAAAGTAGGACTAAAATATTTTACCAATCTTGGAACAACAGAACTAGCAGTTATAGAATTATCTGTATTATCAATAGACCTCAACAGAAAAGAATTTCTCAATACTGCATTAAATTTTGTAAGTTCTGTTGTATTATAGGAAGTAAGTGTCGATGTAATTTCAGTAACCAAAGTATCTTTTGTTTTAGTTGTCAAATTAGAATCGAACTTAAAATTAACTGTGAGAAAAATATAGGTATAATCTGGATCAACAATAACAGGAGTAATTGACGCAACTTTGAAAGGTTCTAAAGCATCAATCAATGAAACCTTTTCTTGCAAACTTAAATTAGTTCCCTGAGTATTACTTACAGAGATAAACACTTTGCCATATTCTGGTGTGCTTACAACACCCAAAACAGGATCGAAAGAACCATTTTCTCCACCAAATACTTGAACATTGTCTGCATTAGGATGTAATTTTTTCACATAAACTTTATAATCATTTGTGGTAACACAACGACCCTGTGCAGCATAATCAAGAGGAGCAGATAATTTTATTGATTGAATACTTTCTGCGAATGAACCGCCGTTTGCAGCTTCAATAGTGGTTGTGTCAATATTAGTAACAGTATTGATTGCACCTGAGGCAGTAAATGAAAATGCACCGTTTGCTTCACCAATATTTGTAACAACATAGTTAAGAATAACTATGTTGCCATCTGACAGCGCTTTACTTACAACACCATCACCAAAATAAACTTCGAAAAGTCCATCTTCTGATTCTTGCAAATAATATACAGCACTAGTTCCTGTCAGCTGTGTTATGTCAGTTGCTTTAGTATAAGCCACGGTAGTGCTATCAGTTGAAGAGTTTTGTACTTTGACTATTAATGTTGAAGTATCTGCCACATTACTTGTTAATATAAATCTTTGATCAACATTTGTGCTATCAACTGTATATCTTGTATTGACATATGTTCCTTCATAAATTGGCACATCAGCAAATAAAAGACCAGAACCTGTTTGAGAAGCAGTAAAATCAGACACAGTTACAAATTGATAATTCACATTATCAATTCTGCTAGTAAATACTTGACCTGAATTCATAGTTGCTGTTGGTAAAGAAATATCATTCAGAAAAACATTGATTTTTGCTTTTGGTGCTCTAACTGATCTAACTTCATAACCCAATGTTTTTGCATGAGACACAACACTAGACCGCAATGCAGCACTGTCAAGAAACATTTCATTTGCAAGCATATTTGCATGAAAACTTAGATAATGAGTGTTATAGGATAGAACATCTAACAATGCACTCATGCCAGAACCTTCAAAATCATAATCAAGAAATTGATCTTGATTTTTTAGAAATGTTTTAAGATTTCCTTTAATCAAATCAAAATCAAGTTCTGAAATATCTAATTTTTGATTGTTTGCCATTATCTCAACGCCTCCAAAAGTACGTCTAGTTGAATTATTTCCCCTGGCGCATTTACCACCTCAAATTCTATTGTTATATCATAAGCATTAGAATCCATATTATCAATAACATCAATATTAATCAATGAAGCTCTAGGTTCATAGTTAGTTATAACATCTTCAATAGATTGTGCTAATGCAATCGCCGTCAATGGACCAACAATTTCAAACAACAAACCTCTAACACCAGAACCTATTTCTGGATGAAAAGGTTTTTCATAAAAATCAGTTAAAACTAAATTTCGAACTGATCTTTTAATTGCTGTAATATTTGTAAGAACATTTACATCATTGTCCTTAGATTTACGAGTAAAGAACAAATCAAGATCTCTATACTGCCTAACATTTAGAGTAGAATTGTTTTGTCTTTCTGCATCTCTAAGTGCTGTCAGTTCTTTAAAACTACCCGTTCTTTCTACTATGGCCACTGAACACTCCGTTATTTTTAATTATTTATAAGGAATCATTCACTATAATTTTATAAAGAAAAATCATATTAATTCAAATTAATTCTATTTGTTGATGTTGGAGAACCACCACCAGAATCAAGATCAAGTATAGTTCCTGCAACAATGTTGGTTTGTCCAACAGAACGAATGTCAACTACACCAGCGGCCTTTAATGAAATAATTCCTGCTGCACTATCATTGGCACTAATGGATACATTTTTAATAGCGAACAACAAAACATTACCTGTGGTTGATATAAGAGAAATATCTTCTACAACACCAAGTGAATCATTACCGTTGATTAATATTGTTCTATTCTTTTCTATTGTTGCATCATAATTTCCAGTAATGCGAGATTTGTAATCTTCATTAATTTGTTCAGAATAATTTCCTCTGATTTCTACTTTATGATTACCACCAATACCTGCACCTATCTTTGTAAATTTATTTCCGTGAACTTTTTCATGATAATCACCTTCAACTTCTAAAACATAATCGCCTTTGACTAATTG